AAACGAGAGGGAATTATTAGGTAATTATACTTGTTTCATTGTTAATTATATTTTTTAGAATAATATGGTTCACGTTCCTACAGAACATATAAATATTCATGTTAGGGTTGATTCTAACATTAGCATATATTAGAAAGTAGTAAAACGATTAGCATATATTAGCAAACAAGGAGCATATATTATGTCAAAGAAATCATTTGCAGAATTAAAAGCAAAATTTAAGCAACAGCAGCAAGAAAAAGAACAAAAAGGTGGTAACAAGTTTCAGAATAACGATATTTACCCATTCTGGACAATGAACGCTGGCGATGAATGTATAGTGAGAATTCTCCCAGACGCGAACAGCGAAAACCCAGCACCATTCCCAATCTCAGTAGAATTATTAGAGCATCAACTTTTGGTTGATGGTAAGAACAGAAAGATTCCAAGTTTAGAAAATTGGGGCGAAGCCGATCCTATTGCAGAATTATCACAGAAGTATTACAAAATGGGTGATGCTGATAAGGGTAAAATGTATTGGAGAAGCAAAATCAACTTACTCCGCGCTCTTATTATTAAAGACCCTCTTCCAGTTGATCCAGAAACAGGTGAAAATGCAGAAGGTAAAGTGAAAACATTACGTTTTGGATTCCAAATGATGGAAACATTATTAGATGGTATCGCAAGTGATGAAATTGATATTGAACCATGGGATTTAAAAAATGGATTCAACTTCCGAATCAAGAAAACTGTACAAGGTAAGGATAAGAAAGGAAAGGAACAATACACATATGCAATAGGCTCTGGCTTTGTAAGAAATTCATCTGATATCAGCGATATGAATGTTGAGTTAGTCGATTTACAGACTCTCTTACCTGCGAATCCGGGCTTAGAAAAAGTTCAGAGATTATTGGATGCACATATTAGTGGTACTAATTATGAAGAAGACGATGATAATCAGGACAATGGTGATGAGGAAGAAAAAACATCAACCACATCCAAGCCAAGCAATGATGACAATCCACCTGACGATGCTCCAGACACTGATCCAAGTGATGATGCAACAGAAAAGGACGAGGACGATGACGAAGATGAAATCATCAGAAGAATTCTAGAAAAGCGTAACGCTAGTAAGTAATAAACAGTGTGGGGCGTAATGCCCCACACTTGTTTCTGGGATTTGAATAAATTATTAACAGGTATTAATATGAAATTTTTAGAAAAATTTAGAAAAGATGTAAGTAAGGAAGATGGGATTAATTTAGATATTATTGACCCAACTTTCTGGATTGGTAGTGGTAATTACATTATCAACAAGATTCTATCAGGTAAGTATCAAAAAGCATTCCCACAGGGACGCATATCGGCCATTACTGGCCCATCTGCTGCCGGTAAGACCTTTGTGGCATCGAATGTCGCTAGAGAAGCGTTAGAGAACGAAATAGGAGTGCTGTATATTGATACAGAGAATGCAATTGATAATGGTCACTTAAAATCTATGGGTATTGATCCTGACCATCCGTTATTACAGTATGCTGATTGTTCTACATTAACACAATGTATATTCATCGTGAGTAGTTTCATCAAAGCGTATAGAGAATCTGGGGAAACTCATAAATTCTTAATCATTATCGACTCATTAGATATGTTACAGACAGATTCTGATGCTGAAAAGTACGATAAAAATACAATCGGCGGTGATCAAGGACAATGGGCTAAACAATGTAAGAAGATGTTGGGTGCCTTTGTTCAGGATTTGAAGCGAGTTAATATACATATGCTTTGCACCAAGCAAGTTTATGCAAATCAAGACCCAATTGATAGTAAACAGAATCCATGGAAATTTACGGATTCTTTGAAATTTGCATTCTCGCAAATATTGGTTGTGTCTAGATTGCTCTTAAAGGATAAGGATACAAATACTTTTAATGGTATAACATTACAAGCATTTGGGTTTAAAACACGTCTTACTCAACCGTTCCAGAAATGTAAGATTGAAGTGCCATATGAAACGGGTATGGATAAGTATACAGGTACATTGGAAGCGGCTTCTGGTTTGGGTATTGTAGAGAAGAATGGTGGTTGGTATACATTTAAAGGTGAAAAGTTTCAAGAGCATCGATGGAAGAAAGATGACGCATTCAAGGAACTCATATTCCAAGAATTATTGAAACATGAATCAGAAAACTTGTTTATCCAAGGCGAAGATGAAGAATTGGATATGAGTGAAGCTGAAAAACCTGAAGATGTTGCTAAACGTAGAAAGGCTCGTGCTGCAGCCGCAGCAAAAGATAGTGAGTCCAGTGACGTTTAAACATGTCAGAGATTTTATCTAAGATACAAAAGAGAGATAAGGTATTTTTTTCTATGTCAGAAAAAATCCTGTCTAATATAAAGGAAAAGTTAGATAAAGCGTTCCAATATCTAATTAAAGAAGATCGACCAGTTGAGTGGGTGTCTATTCAACTGGCCGATGGAACAACAAATTTTGTCTATATCGAAGGTATTTTTAAACCAAGGTTAGGTGATATAATAACATATGCTGATGGTTCGCGATCAGAAATAACAAAAGATAATATAAATAATGCTTACAAGAATTTTGTTCGTGTAATGTTGTCTATAGATGTTCTGGAAAATGGATCGCCCGTAGAGATGTATGAAAAATTAAAAGATTATAATCAATTAAATTCATTATTATCAAAAGATGAACTGATCGATCTTATAAATGAAACACATTGTGAAGATTTATCAGATTTATTGCACGATGATAATATATTATCTAGATTAACTAGACCACCACAAATTGCAGGCTTTCTCACACGAGACATGACAGAAGAACAAGTTGTTCAACTCTCACTATACTCATTAAGAGAACCGGAAAAAACGAGTAAACATTAATGAGTATTTTAAGCGTATTAGATAAGAAAGAATTTTCTAACATTGATAAAATTTTAAAAGCTTACAAAAAAGAAATTAAAGATTGGAAGTCCCACCTAATAATAGATGGGAAAAATATAGAAATTGCCAATATTGAGCAGATGAGCCACCTTGCTTTTTATGATGAAATAAAAGTAGAATTGAAAAGTTTGTTAGATTTTTTTGATATGAAGGTTAAACAAGTTCGTGGTGAAGTATTAAGTTACATAATAAAAAATTCTAGATTAGATTTACAATTACAAGCCAGAGAACGTATGGTAGACTCTGATCCAAAATATTTACAAATATACGAAACATATTTGACTGTAAAAGAATTATACAATTTGGTGGATTCCATAGTTACAAACTTTAGAGATAGAGCATGGGCGCTAGATCGTTTAGTTAAGATACGCATTGCTGCATTACAGGATATAACATTATTTATATGAGAAATCAATGTATAATTAAAATACTAGATGAAGTCAATGCAGTTATAATCGGGTTGAATAATGAAGAATTATCTATTCTAAAAGATCATTATGCATTAAAAGCTAAAGGATATTTTTTCTCTCCGAAATATAAAATGGGTGTATGGGACGGAAATATAAATTTCTTCTCAGCAAAGGGTGTAACGTATGTTAGACTTTTGCCTGAGATTGTCAAATTAATAAAGACTATGGGTTATAGTTTAAAATTAATAGACAATAGATCAGCATATACATTGAATGTTCCTCAAATCGATCAGAACTATTTCGCGAAATTTGTTTTAAGAGATAAACCAATAACATTAGCAAAACATCAATATGAAGCTGTAAATGCAATCACAGAAGATGATCATACAGGGTGTGTTGAGGCAGGTACAGGTGCAGGTAAATCCTTAGTCAATGCTGCATTATGTGATGTATATAATAAGCATGGAAAATTAAAGACTATAACAATAGTTCCCACAACAGATTTGGTGCTACAAACTAAAGAAACTTTTGGTATGGTAGGATTGGATGTGGGTGAATATAGTGGTACTGAAAAAGATTTAAACCATGATCATACTATTTGTACGTGGCAAAGTGTAATCAATAACCCAAAAATAATGTCTATGTTTAATATGGTGGTGTTAGATGAAGCCCACCGTGTAGCTGGTAAATCATTACAGTTATTACTAAACCAATATGGGTCACATATCATTGTGCGTGTGGGTCTTACTGGTACAATACCAGAGGATGAAACCAATGCATTAACATTGAAATTAACAATGGGTGATATTAAATATAGAGTGCCAGCATCTGAACTTATCGAAATAGGTTGGTTAGCTAATTTAAAGATAAAAATAATAATATTAAAAGAATTATTGAAGAAAGAATGGAATATATTTCAAAAGAAAAATCCTGAAGCTGCAGCAGAAACTACTTATGAAAAATTTAAGACTGAAATATTCCCAGATTATCCATCTGAGAGAAATTATTTGTACACTAAAAAGATACGAAATGAGACTATTTCTAGTATTATCGAGGATAAAAGCTTAAGTGAAAAGGGTAATACGTTAGTAATTGTTCCTTCTGTTAAACAGGGTAAACAAATCCAAGAACACATCGAGAATTCTTATTTTATTGATGGGACAGATAAAAAGAAAATACGAAAAGAGATTTATGATCTGTTCAAAATTAATAATAATGTTGTAGTTATTGCAACTTACAAGTTAGTTTCCACCGGATTAGATATACCACGAATATTCCATTTATTTTTAATAGATGCTGGCAAGAATTATGAAACTATAATCCAGTCCATAGGACGTGGGTTAAGAAAGGCTGATGATAAAGATTTTGTTAATGTTTATGACATATGTTCGGATACGAAATATTCTAAACGGCATCTTACTCACAGACGAAAATTTTATAAAAATGCTAACTATAATTATATCGTTAAAACGGTTGAATATGATTAAAAATAACTGTATAATCGAGTGATAATGGGAAGAATTATGGTAATTTTTGATGAAAATACGAAACCCGTACTAATAGATAATATAAGTACACCGTTGTTAACAACACATTTCTGGGTTTTAGATTTAGAAGAAAGAGATTTCAAACTGAATAAATTAGAGGTTCTTGAAGAACACACAACACCTATGCTTGTCATTCAGATATATGGATATTCAATTGAGCTTCCTGCGGATTGGAATATATTGATTTCTTCAAAGGAAACAACGCAGTTAGATATAACTGAGGTTTCCGATTTAACTAGGGGTAATTTTAGTGTATTTGTAATGAATCACACTAACAACAAAACATTTAATGCACCAGTAAAAGTTATTCACTACGAACCTAAAGCTATATTATATTCCCCATCATTGGCTAAAAATCAGATGTTATGCCATGCATTAGGCCCAATCGGGTGGATTTGCGTTTCACCGTTAGATAACTATAATAAGTATTTAAAGAACGCATTAACCACAGATTTGATATATTAAAGGAAATAATCATGGCAAAGAGAAAAGTTAAACAAATTAATAATGAAAAAGTTACACCTAAAGAATTAAAAGATTGGCTAAAAGGTATTTTAGAATTCCAGAACGCATCATGGTCGCCTAATACTGAACAGTGGGATACTATTAAAGAAAAAATATTCAGCTTAGATGATGAAACCGTAATATCTAAAGAAGTATATAGAAAAGAAAATATAGTAAAGCCAGATTATGCTGACCCGCCACCACCACCACCACCACTAGACCGCCCATTCATACATCCTTATACATCATTAAGCCAAGAGTTAGTTGATGCTCCTGTAATAGGGACAGGGGGGCCAGCTAGTGGATTACTAACTGGCGAAAACTTTCCGCAATTATCTGAACAAGATATCAAGAATAAAATACATCTGGCACAAACAGCGCAACATGCACCCGGAGCACCAAGGGCTAGCACAAACATTAACAGAAAATTTGATGAATAAGAATGTTTTAGCAGATAGAATTTTGTGGTATGACGGCTCTATTTCATTAACACCAGAAAAGATAAATGAATATTTACTTTCTGGAAAATCTATAAATGATAAAGTTTATGTAACACAATTTAATGATGAAATCAAAACTTTTAACAAATTAAATAATAGTAAATTAGATATAAAGCAACAATTAGAAGAACTAAATACTGAATGGAATATACCTGAAGCATTTAAAATTCTAAATATAGAAGAATTTATTTATGGTAAGTTACTTGAAGAAAATGAAAATTCATCTCTAACCAAACAACAATTAAGCATAAGATTTAATAGAGTTGAGCAAGAATTACAGTTATACTCTAAATATAACATTATGGACATACTAAGAACACTTATATTTGTTGTTAGCACGTTTAAAAATAATAATGTAGTCTGGGGAACTGGTCGTGGTAGTTCTTGTAGTTCATATATATTATACTTAATTGGCTTACATGATGTTGATAGTGTTGAGTATGAATTAGATATTAATGAATTTTTTAGATAAAGGAAAATAAAAATGTCAAAAAATGTAATGAGTGTAAAAGGTGAATTGGTTGATTTTGATCTACTTTCTATTAAGAATCAAATTTCAGAGTCACCTAAAACTGATGATGTAGTATTGAGAGAGCGTTTTATTGATAAAAAGCGCAGACGTGGTGGTAGAAAAATTAATCAATTACTGAGCGAACAAGCTGAAAATAAAAAATATGCTGAGAATATGATTGATGCCCAAAGAAAGGCTAATGCTGAACCAAAATCTGAAAAAAAGTCTGAAACTGTTACCGAAGCAAAATCTGATGAGTCAGTTGAAACACCTGATACTATACAAGATTCTGGAAAAATTAAAAGAAAATTAAGGTAATCAAATAATGAATATAAAGGCAATTAATACAGATATTATTTTTTCATTTATACAAGATGTAAAAAATGGTGCATTTGTTACAAAAACAGATTGGGGGTTAGAAATAACTAAACCTGAAGCTGATATGAAGGAAGCTAGATGGGGTAAAATTTTAGCTAAAGGTGAAGGTGTTGAAAACACTGATATAAAAATAGGTGAATATATTTTAATAGAACCTTTAATGTGGACCAATAAAATAGTATATGAAAATACTAATTTGTGGAAAACTAACGAAAGCAAAATATTAGCGACCAGTAAGAAAGAGCCAGAAAATATAATCTAATGATATTCATAATCCTTTTGAGCGTTATAACACTTGCGATTGCAGCTTCTGCTGCGTTCTTTAGCGTGTTTGGTCTAATGCAAGTATATTCTGCTGTCATGATACCTATATTGATCATGGGAGCTTCATTAGAAGCTGGAAAGCTTGCAGCAGCATCATATTTGTATCGACATTGGAAGGATAGTGGATTCTTTTTAAAGTTTTCACTATTCTCTTCTATTTTTGTATTAATGATGATAACATCTATTGGTATTTTTGGTTACCTGACTGCAGCATATCAAAAAGATAGTCAACCAATTAAAGAAATTGAACAATCATTAGTAGAGAATAAGATAGAGTTGAAAAAACTTGAAGATAGAAGAGATGAGATAAACGAACAGATAACACAATTACCTGCTAATTTTATAAATGGTAGAAAGCAATTGATTGCCACATTCAAACCAGAATTGGATGAATTGAACCCCAAGATTGATAAATTAAAAGAAGAAATTAGCGGAACAGAAATAAAGAAACTTAATACAGAAACCCATATGGGACCAATTATTTTCGTTGCTAAAATATTAGGTAGAAATCCTGATGATTCAGTTTTTTATTTTACATTATTAATAATTTCAGTGTTTGATCCACTTGCTATTGCATTAACGGTTGCTACTAATACAGCAATTAAAGTAAGAGCACAAGATAAAAAGAGAGCAGAGATTAAAAAGGAACCGATGCTTCCATTTTTTCCTGAACCTCAGATAGCTACACCTGATCCTACGCCTGATCCTACGCCTGATCCTACGCCTGATCCTACGCCTGATCCTACGCCTGATCCTACGCCTGATCCTACGCCTGATCCTACGCCTGATCCTACGCCTGATCCTACGCCTGATCCTACGCCTGAATTGTTATTAAGTGACAGTATAGGATATCCTTCTTTGAAAAATCATCCTATACGTTCAGATGAAGAATTAATGCAAGAAAAGAGGTTGTCATTAATAGCATCCACCCGAAAGTAACTATAATTTATAACATTCCTGTATCTATATAGTGTATAATACTCATATAGATACAGGAATTATTATATGTTAGATATGTGGGACATTAAATATCGCCCAAAGAGCGTTAAAGATTACATATTCGGGTCTGAATCACAAAAAAATAGAATATTGCATTATATTGGAAATAAAAGTATACCTCATTTATTACTTCAGGGAAAACCGGGATGTGGCAAAACATCTTTAGCATATTTGTTGAAAGAATTATTTGAAATAGATGATGTAGATTTTATGTATCATGATGCATCAAAAGATAATGGTGTTGATGCTATACGAAATACAGTTACAAGTTTCATTTCAACAATGCCGATGGGTGATTTTAAACTTGTCCTAATGAATGAAGCTGATGGACTATCAAGCGGCGCGTGGAATGTATTACGCGGAATCCTAGAAGACCCTGAATTAGTAGCTAATTGCCGCTTTATTTTCACATGCAATAGGGTACACAAAATTCCACCCGAAATACTTTCACGTCTAGAAGAATTTCAATTTCAGACATTGAACAAAGAAGAAGTTTTGATACGCTCAGCAAAAATTTTAAAGAAAGAAAACATTAAATTTGATCTTGATGTTCTAGAATCTATTGTTGATAAATGTAAAATGGACTTTAGAAGAATACTAAAAACATTACAATATAGTTCTCTCAGTGGTGAATTGAAAATTAATGATATAGATAATGAAGAATTTTTTGAAATATTTGCCAATTCAATGCTTTATATTGCGGAAAAGAATTGGGAGAAGGCTCGAACTCTACTATCCGAGAATCTTGCAGATGACGATTATGATGATGTATTTAGATTCTATTATAACAATTTATCTGAGATAGATACTTTTGCTTCAGACAAAGTAAAGATGAGTAAGGCTATTATCATACTAGCAGACTATATGTATAGGCATGAAACCGTCGCTGACAAAGAAATCAATATGGCAGCATGTTTAATTAAATTATCGGAGATATAAATGAAAGACTTAGAACCTGTAATACTTACAGAAAAACAAGAACAGCAATTAGAATTTATTGCAAAACATAAACATAAGAATGAACGCTTGTCTTGGAAAAGAAAAAATGATAAGATGCAAGATATCATTAAAGAATTAGAACCTATAGAAGCTGAAATGTTAAAATGGGTTGAAAAGAAACAAGAAATATACCAACGCATCCAAGAATTGAGACAGCAAATGGTAAAAGAATGTATTCATCCTAGAGATTGCCTTGTATATATGGGTGATTATATCGCTTGTAAGTTCTGTAATGTTAATATATCTTTACCACGAGACGTAGATGGCTCTTGATATTTTTAAATTACTATCATCTATTGATAAATTTGATGCTGACTATTTTAATGATTTACCTGATGATGAAAAGAAACAAATTTATTTCTTTTTGATCCAACGTTGGATGACAGGTACTAATGATACACGTCAAATATTATATCTTAATAACTTTGCTAACAGTAAAGTATGGTCTTTATATAAAGAGCCTAATTTATTATATTTGATGTTATGTGCCTGTAGTACAGGAAAGAAACGTTATTCTTTTCCAAAAAGAAAAAAGAAAGATACAATAACAGAAACTATTAAAGTTGTTGTTGAATATTATAATTGTTCACTGAGGGATGCAAAGGATTATTTAAAGATACTATCCCAAGAGAATATCTTTAATATATGCGATGCTTTGGCTGTTGAGAAAGATATTTTAGCAAAAATTAAAAAAGAACTTAAATAATGTTTTTTACATGTGATTATTGTGGCAAGCGATTTACTCATGAGAAAAATCTTCAGAAACATTTTTGTGAGAGTAAAAAGAAGTCCTTACTACTCAAAACTAAACTAGGTAAAGTAGCTTTCCATGAGTATAAGATATGGAGGAAAATGTGTGGATATAAGAGTTATGATGAAAATTCGTTCTTAAACTCAAAATATTTCAAGCCATTCATCAATTTTATAGAATTTTCTAAGGAAAAGGCTATTCCTGATAGAAAGGGATATATGAGGTTCATGAAAGAGAAACAGATATCACCCCTATATTGGACGAACGGATTATATTATGATAATTATTTGAACTTGTTTGATAAAATTTATTCACCTATTAAACAAGTCGAAATGTCTTATAATTATTTAGAGTCCCTTTCAAACATATTAGAGTGTGATTTGGATGCTGTTGTTAATAATTTAGACGTAATTGATTTAATAAAAATGATAACAAGTAGAAAATTATCACCATGGTTTTTGCTATTCCACTCTACATTTAGAGATTTAATCAGATTCAGACTGGATAACGATCAACGCATTCTGTTGGAAACCGTTATTAACGTAGAAGTATGGAAGAAAAAATTTAAAGATAACCCAGAAATTGTAAAAAAGGTCAAAGAACTAGTTAATTACTTAAAACTGTAGACGCATTATAAATATAGTTGATAAATAACTAGTTAGCAGGAATAAGAATGGCAAAACTTTGCTTTGATCAAACATACGTAATACAATATACTGATGCTTCTAAAGGAACTATTTCTATTCCAAGAAAAGCATTTATTAATGATGAGGTTGATATAACTCTTGTTGGTAAAGATAGAATAGAATATGGTGAAGAATTTGATGAGAATCTACTTCATCTTCTTGAGAATTTCGCATGTCCTGAATTAGTCGGGTCGAACCCTATTGAACCGGACCCAGATTTTTCTCTAGATACATTATTAGAAAATCCTATCGAAGGGCAAACGTGGTACAATTCTACAAAAGAACGACATTATGTATATGATGGTGCCATGTGGGTACCTTTAGGCACTAACGATGATGTTGGTGGTAATAGGGGTGTGATTTTGTCGGGAATGGCTCTACCTAAACCTGTGAGTCCTGTCACAGGATATGAATTTGATTACCCTGAATGTAGTTGGAACGTATCACCATTTTATATTCCCGGTGAAGTCGATTTCCTAGAATGTTTTACAGATAGTAATGCTGTTGTAAACATGCGATATAGATTAACAAGTGGTGCAACTATCTATGATGGTTATGCTAATTATCAGATTATAGGAATTCGTGATAATAATAATCAAGGAGATGTTACCCCAATATTACCATCAGGCACACAGCTACCTACACCTACTGTGACGCCCACACCGTCTATCACTGGAACGATACCTGCAACACCTACTATGACACCTACAATCACTCCTACGCCTAATGTGACACCTACTGTGACACCTACACCTGCAGTATCTTCAGGTATAGAATTCTTTGTTTCTGTGGCAACAAATTCTGATTACACATCGGAAAGTATAAAACTTTGCCAAGTGGGTCCATCAAGCTTCAGTACAGTCGCTACTAATGCAGGTCTTCCTATAGCTTCAGAAATATATGGTGATATATCTACAGATGGTTATAACTTATTCATTCCATATTTAACAGAAGGTACTGCAGTGTTTACCAGAGATGGTGCAACATTGAATAGAGAATTGATATTAGAGAATGAATCAAGCGGGTTTGGTGATTATGTTACAGGTGATGCACGCTATCACAATCATCCAACATTAGGTAACATATTATACACCATTCAATACAGAGCAGAAGGTTCACAAGACCCGCCTGTTGTGACAGCAAAAATTAGAACATATGTTATTAATGGTCCCGGTTCATTAAGCTTATTAACAACAACAACATTTGGTTACAATCCAGTTACTGGTGTGAGTAATCAAAGATTAACTTTATGTTTACATAATAATTATCTAATAGTTTCAAGTAAAGAACGATTATTCGCATTCTATCACAATGGAACAACATTAAATCAAATCACTTCTATAGTTAATACGACAGGAAATTATATTAGAGTAAGATCAGATAATAGTTACATTTATCCAGAATCTAGATATAATGATATCTTTTCGAAACCTGATAGAAAAATATATACATTCTCAGGTGCAACATTCAGTGAAGTTTACAGTCAAACTGGTGGTGAATTTGGCCTTGCAGTTGGTGGTAGTAACCTATTCACAGGTTTTGATAATGAAACTTCTATACAAGCAAAATATTGGGATGGATTATCACTGAGCGGTGCTATCACTTCAGTATCATCTGCAACACCTGCATATTCTGGTTCTTCGTTGTTTAAATTTAGCAGTACAACAAGCAGACTTTACAACCCTGTAGATAATTCTGCACCATTGTCAAGAGTTTATACATGGAATGGCGCAACATTAACACCAATAATGACATTAGATGCTGAGCCATTGGCCAGTACTAATAAATATGTAGCATTCGGATTAATGCATATTAATAATGCATCGGATTTTATCTAATGTATAATTCTAGTAAATTTAAAAGTGAGATAACTTATAATGTATAATATAAAATATACAGATATTACAAAAACTGATATAGACATTAATGAAGGTGAAGTTGATAATTCGACTGACCTTACTTTATTCGGTAGAATAAAGTTGGAATATGGTCAACAATTAAATGAAAATTTATTACATCTATTAGAAAACTTTGCAGCACCCGAAACAATCGGCAGTACCTTTATAAATGCTATACCGGATTTTAATAATGCTACATATAATAATATATTATTAAAACCTGTTAATGGTCAATTATGGTTTAACACTAGTAGAAAAAAATTCTATTTCTGGGATGGTACTGTATGGTTTCCAATTACTAATGGTGGTGATTATGCAGCTAATTGGGGGACAATATCAGATGGATTTTCTTTACCAAAACCTGTAAGCGCAACAACTGGATATGTGTTTGATTATTCTGAATGTATATGGTCAGTATCCCCTGCTAATTTAAATGGTAGAGTTGATTATGTGGCATGTTCGACTGACAATGATGCATTAGTTACATCAAAATTTAGATATGTAGGTGACACTATCTTAAATAGTGCAATAGCAAACTATTTGATCATTGGTATTCGCAGTAATAATAATTTAGGTACTATGATAGCCCCACCAGTTCCAACTCCAACGCCTACATCTACAACAGGTGCAACTCCAACGCCTACAGTTACACCGTCAACTAGTGGTATACCTGTGACACCAACACCAACAACAACACAGACACCCACAGTTACAGCAACTGTTACTCCTACACCTACAACAACACGTTCTGTAGGTGCAACGCCACCTGCGACACCGCCAATAACACCAACACAAACACCAACAAATACACCAACTCGTTCATTGACACGCACACCTACACGCACACCTACAGCTACACCAATGCCTACACCAACAGCATCACCATCTTCTGTACCAGCTATGAGTGCAACATATACTGATGGATTCCCACAAAGCCCAACATTTGGTCAACCAATGAGTTCATTAACATCATTCTGTGACATACGTTCACACCCAACATCCGGTGGTCTGGCAGTTAATTGTTCGGGTGTTGTTACAACATGCCCAGCCGGTCAATGTGGACCATCGCCGGGTGATAATGGTGCGGGACCAGAATTGAAAATTACAGTTAGTGGCGGGTTAGCACCATATACAGTAAGGTTTACCAATTGGACAGGTTCTTTTGATAATGGTAACCAATGTGTTGTCCTTGCAACAGGTAACATAGCAAATAACTTAGCTGTTCCCACGAATTCTGCAGGTGATATCGTAGCACCAGCTAGCACATTAACATTAACAAGAACAATAGCTACGAATGGTGGTAACCTGACTGGTATACATGTTACAGGAAAATGTAGTGGTACTGAAATGCTTGGTACAGGTACCGTAGACGTAATAATAACCGATTCATCTCCAGTACCAAAAACATTAACAAGAACATTTAATTGGAACTTGACTTGGTACACTTTCCTGTAACATGAGAAACTAAATAAGGATAACATATGTATATTTTAGTAAGACAAAAAGATAATATAATAGTTGGAACCGCAACTCGACAGGTGGATGAAGAATCTCTTTCAAAATCCGGTTGTAGAGTATATGAAATTGCAGATAATGAATTTAAACCAACCATGCTAGGTTCTAAATTAGAAGCATATGACACAGAGAATAAATAATGACAATTTATAATGTTCACAGAACTAGACTTGATCAACCGATAATTAACATCGATGAGCAAGAAATAAATCAATCAACTGACATAACACTATTTGGTAGAAAGAAACTCCAATATGGTGCTCAATTGAATGAAAATTTACTTCATCTTCTTGAACATTTTGCGTGTCCTGAAAATTCAGAATCACCCGGCACACCAGATTTAACTGCCGCATCTGCAGATCAAGTATCAGATGTAAAATTTTTATCTAATCCAATCACTGGACAGCTTTGGTATAACTCTACACAAGAACATTTATATTTTTATAATGGTGATCTTTTCAGATGGGAACCTGTTGGGTTACAGGATGATATTGCATCAAATTGGGGTATTATCTATAACGGTCAACAAATACCAAAACCTGTAAGCGCAACAACTGGATATGTGTTTGATTATTCTGAATGTAGCTGGATTGTTTCACCATACCAGTTTCCGGGCGTTTTAGATTACTTGTTATGTAACAGTAATTCAAATGCTCAAGTTACAAGCATTTACAGTGTTGATGGGGATGACACAATTTATGAAGGATTTGCTACCTATTTGATAGTTGGTATTAAAGATAATGTTAACTTAGGTTCAGTGATTGCTAACCCAACACCTACACCTACACCATCAGTAACACCTTCAGCACCATCTCTTACTGACCCAGCAACACCAACACCAACAACAACACCTACACCTACACCTACTCCAACACCCGCATATATAGGCGATTTGAAAGCAATTGTATATAATGCTAGTTCTTATAATGATGCATTTAATGGTGATGTAGATGCATGGTTCCCCGGAGATTATAAAGAAATTTCTAACCCCGCTGTTACTAATAACAGATATCAATTATTGTTTACACCCACAGCACCCCATAATCCATGGGTATCTAGTGGTGGTAATTATTATTTGTATACGTCTTACACTAAAGAAGCTTCAATGGCAAACTTTCCTTATACTACAGATACAGAAAATCAATACATTTTTGTTTCTAATGATGGTATTAATGGTTTATTCTATAGAGTTATAAATATGACTCTATTAGGTGGTATGGTAAGAATGCAATTGGATGTGTCTGGTGATTTATTCTCAACATATTATAACAGAATACCTAAACAGACTAGTAATGTACCACAATTACAGTTTAGTAATTATCAATATGTTTATCAAGTTTCTGTCAGTTCATTATCCACAACAATAAATCAAGCACCATTCTTGTTTATTTGTCCAACACCATATCAACAGAATTTCACATTAGAGATTACTGGTGGTAAACCACCGTATACAATAACTGATATTACATATTCTGATGGGGCGATACCAATCAGTGCTACAGCATCTGGTATAAATCAGGAAACATTTACTGGTTCTCCTGTAAGTTTTTCTGATATCAATACTATAGCAGCAAAATATACTGGTGCTGTCTCTACATCTAATCCAAATATAAGTTTAATACCAAACGGTTATAAAGTGAACAATTTCTTAACTGCAGATATTTTTTATCCTGCAAATTATGACAGTGTTTATGGTGTGGGTGTTGGTTGTAGACCTGAAACATTTTGGTATTATGATGAAAGTGCACCATGTGAAGACTATTCTGGATATGGAACAAATTTACATGAATCAACTGCTCTAATTGAAATCACAGATGATCTAGGTTCTGTTGTTACTGTTCCACTAACAGCTAAATGGGCCACACAAACAGTAGATAAGAAGCGTAGTAATACTAATATTGGTTTAACTGCAATAATAGATGGTATAGAACCTGATACTATTGCTTCCGCAAGTGGTTCAGCAGGTATACCAGCAGGTGAAGCATTCCCTATGGCGGGAGTATATGTATACACCATAGATTTACAGTTAAATAATGATGTATCTGCAGTTTATCCGACTGTAAATTTAGCTAATTTAAAATATTTGTTTAGTATGCTTCGCTCTCCGAATGATACAGATAAAGGAAACTGGTTACATGATGAAGCCACAAATTTAGCTGTGCTAAATACTGGATTATGTTACATAGAAAATGATGCTCTCATTCATGTTGGTGATGATACAACATTTATTGGTGGTAGCCCACTAATACCATATGATGGAAGTAGTGGTAGCATCCAAGAAATTGAAATAATTCAATACGTTGATGTAAATGGTATACAAAGAATGATTCCGGGTTCCCCAATTATTGTTAAATTGTTCCCTTCTTCAGTACCTAATTCTTGGACATGGAGAAAAATGAAAACTGATGGTACAAATAATAATTTAACACAGGCTAGTGATCTGGTACCCTTTGATCTACAACTAGAAGTATGGTTACCGGGTGGATTACCGGCTGCAGGTAGCTTAATTATTCCAATAGCTATAACATGTACAGAATACAGTGCAGGGACAAATTGTTTTAGTACAGGAACAGGTGGTGGTCAGTTTAATGTAGAAATTAACTTTACCAATCTATAATTATGGCACAAAAAATTACAAACTTAGCAGTATCGTCAACTGCAGAATCACTTGATCTTGAATGGGGGGCAATTTTATCAAAAAAGATAAAATTGCTGCAAAGTTCAGACTGGACACAACTAAATGATGTTAATTTAGACCCACAAGTAAGAGAAGCATGGAAAACATGGCGATCTAAATTAAGAAGAATAAAACGAAGAAATAATTTAGAGTGTTCACAGGCAAAAGAACTTATCTCTACCCTTGAGCGATCAATGCCTAAAGATAATGATATAATTGAAACGATTGAACAACCTTCTATTAAAGAAACACCAGAAATAGAGCAAGTTAATAAAACTAATTTAGAAAAAGTCTATATAGAAAAACAATCTATTATAATTAAAGAAGAAATTGATGATGATAAATTTAGACAAAATTTCTATAAAATATTTGGTGAAGACCACACACAATTATATTTATTTTTAAAAGATATAATAAACAAAATACCTAATGTCACTATTAAAGATACCGATTCTTTGGATATGGTTAAAGAGAAAACATTAACATATTTAATATTACAACAAAAATATCTATTAGATAAAAAGATCAATTTACTCCCACCAATAGATATTATCAATGAGAAATATGAACAAGCTCTAGAATTCTTAACAACCAATTCACCTATACTAGAGAATTATCCTCTGATAGAATTACACACACAATTAAGAAATATGACAGGTCAGGAAGTGGCACTGTCGTTCTTAAGTGAGAAGAAAATAATGAATCAGAATCTTCTTGATTCTGAAAAGTTTTTATTGTATAATCAAGTTCGTATAAATGCATGTGACGACATTACATCACTTAAAGAATTGATTATAGAAATAAAAAATGGATATTGATATAGATATTTCTCCTGAAACGAAACCAGAAGATATTTTTAAAATAATAAAAGCCTCTATGATAGAGAAAGATGAAATTAAAAAACATCCTGTCGGGGTATATTTTCAAAACATTCCAACTGACCCTATAACAGGTTTAGCGGCTATCCCATATAAGGATGCTGAAGCTCTCGGTTATTATAAAATTGATATGCTTCACCTAAATATATTGAAACAGTTTGATTCTAAGAGTGAAATTAAAAGTTTATTGAAAAAACCTACCAATTGGAGTTTATTAGAAGATAGATCAATTGTTGAAAATTTATTCCATATTGGAAAGCATTTTGATATAGTTTATCAAGTCAAACCTAAGTCTGTGTTGGAACTGGCTGATATATTAGCTTTAATAAGACCTAATAAAATAAAACTATTAGATAAATACTTAAAGAATAGAAAATTAGCTCGACAAGAATTATACACAAAACGCAGTAAAAGTGATCTTAGAAAATCACATGCAATACCATATGCATTACTTATAGTTCTACAATTAAATATTATTGAAATGGATTTATATGAAAATAAATGAAATTATTAACAATGATTTGATGCTATCAGATTATCAGAAAGAAGTATTATTATTAATTGCACTTGCAGCAACACCATATCAAGCGTTAGACAGTACAATTGGTGATGTTAATCTAGTAACTGCTAGGAATTTATTAGTTAAGCTAGGGTTTGTTGAAACATCACATAACCAATTAAGATTGTCATCTGATGGACAGGAAGCGTTGAGAAATTTTAATCTTATTGATGATATGGGACAGCCCACACCTGATGGAATGAAATTATTAAAAAATAAAGAAGACGAAATTGAGGTTACTGATCAGCAAGGGTCTTACGAATAATTTCTATATTTTCTGGAACGTTTTTCTTTTTTCTCTTTCTAATCTTATATGCACCAGTCATTCTATATTCTGGTAAAGGCCCAATCACTCTTGCAACATAATCTATAGGAAAAGTTCTAAATATTTTTCCGAACTCATCAGCTAATCCTAATCTGGAAAATTCAACAGAGATGGGGTGTCTAATTCTGTCACTCTCAAACCAATCATATGCAACTTCTATAATTCTTTCTTCTTCTACAAAAGACGGAGAACATAAATCTAAAACATAAGTATTGATTGAGCCATTTACAACATTATCAATAATATTTAATGTATTAGAATCATTATATCTAATCAATGTTATAAATTTATAACCATCATAATCATCTGGATATGGTTCTACTACTAAAGGGATTTGTTTATTCATAATTTAAATTCTGTCTCTGTCTTATATTATATATTAAAAAAAATAACCTATGTTTTCAATTATGTATATAATACATATGTACTAAATATAATATTATATGGTGCTGTTGTACCGGGCCATGTTCCGGGCGTTGTGGCATAATCATAAGTACCATCTGCCATTTTTGAACGACCACTTGGACCAACATATGTAAATCTAGACTGGAAACTATCACAAACCATACCAATCCAATATGTACCTGTACTTAATGCTCCTGAAATAGGAGCACTAACCCAGCCTCCACCCGCAGGAACTGCGATTGCACCAGTTGTCGCAACTAGTGCATCTGGCTCACCACCTGAATCAGTGAATACTAATATTTTAACATTTGACCCTGCAGTACTAGCTGCACTAAAATTAGCATAAGCTTCAGACATGGTTCCTGAACCTGTGAATACAAAGCTAGATAATAATGCTCTACTAGATGAATTAGGGAAACCATCACCTGTAATAGTATCATTACCAAATAGCATTGGAGCGCCGCCACCAGATGGTGTAGGTGTGACAGTCGGTGTAGGTGTTGGTGTGACAGTATTTGTAGCTGTATTCGTAGGTGTCACAGTAGCTGTATTCGTAGGTGTCACAGTATTCGTAGGAGTCACTGTAGGTGTCTGTGTTGGTGTTATTGTGTTCGTTGGAGTCACTGTAGGTGTGACAGTTGCTGTAACAGTTGCTGTCTGTGTAGGTGTAACAGTATTTGTTGGAGTCACAGTTACTGTC